CACGCCGGGCCTGTTTGGCTGGGTGCCAGCGCCGCCGCGTGGGCAAGGGCGTCCGGCCTTCCAATGGTCCCGAGAAAAGTCCAATAAAATCATGGTGTTGTTCGCAAGCGGTTATCGCGAGACCGATGTTGCCAAGGTGATCGGCTGCGATGCCAAGACGCTGCGAAAGGTTTTTCCCGCCGAGTGCCGGGAGCGCGAGCGGGCAGCGCTGGTGGTGCGGTCGGGCATGATGGTGCGCCTGGTCGACGAGGTCGAGAAGGGCAACGTCGCCGCGTGCAAGCGCCTTGACCAGATGATCGATGCCGAGCGCGCCCGTTCGACCGATGTGCGCATGCGACCCACCGAGCCCAAGCAGGGCAAGAAGGCTCCGGCCAAGGGGAAGAAGGAAGAGCAGCAGGATGCGGCGCGGGGTGTTGAAGGCCTTTTCGGCACGCGCCCTCCCCCGCCTGCAGCGCAACTGAACTAAGCCATGCGGCCCAGCTGGTCGACTGCCTGCCCTGACTGGCGGGACCGGATCGTTGCGGGTGACAGCCTGGTGCCGTGCGCACCGCTGTACCCTGACAAGTCGGACGAAGCCCTGAAGGTCTTCTGTGCGCTGCAGGTCACCGACCTGCCGCAGAAGCCAGACGGCAGCTACCCGACGCTGGGCGACATTTGCGACAGCCGGATCCTCGATCTGGTCGCCGCGATATTCGGAGCGGAAGACCCGGAAACGGGCAAGCGGCACATCAACGAGTTCTTCCTGCTGATCAGCAAGAAGAACGGCAAGTCGACGATCGCGGCGGGCATCATGCTGACCGCGCTGATCCTGAACTGGCGGCATCATGCCGAGCTGCTGATCCTGGCGCCGACGCTGGAGGTGGCGCGGAACAGTTTCGACCCGGCGATGGGCATGGTCAATGCCGACCCGGAGCTGCGCCAGCTGCTGCACGTGGTCGAGCATCAGCGCCTGATCCGGCACCGGGTCACCAAGGCAGAGCTGAAAGTGGTCGCGGCCGATGCTGATACCGCATCGGGCAAGAAGGCCGGCATCGTGCTGGTGGAGGAATTATGGCTGTTCGGGAAGAAGCCCAAGGCGGCGAGCATGCTGCGCGAAGCCACGGGCGGGACATCGACCAGGCCGGAAGCGTTCGTGCTGTACATATCGACGCACAGCGACGAGCCGCCAGCGGGGGTGTTCAAGACCAAGCTGGCCTATTTCCGAGATGTGCGCGACGGGGTCATAGAGGACCCTGCCAGCCTGGGTGTGCTGTACGAGTGGCCTGAAGAGCTGATTGATGCCGAGGCTTATCTTGACCCGGCGATGTGGCATGTCACGAACCCCAGTCTGGGGCGCGCAGTCTCGGCAGAATGGATAGCGGCCAAGCTGCGCGAGGTGCAGGCTGGGGATGCCGACGAAGACTTGCAGGTCTTTCTGGCCAAGCATCTGAACGTCGAGATCGGCTTGCGGCTGCGGCGGGACCGCTGGCGCGGGGCGGATTACTGGGAGGCGGCGGGCGACCGATCGCTGACGCTGGAAAGCCTGCTGGCGCGGTGCGAGGTCGCGGTGGTCGGCATCGACGGCGGCGGGCTTGATGACCTGTACGGGCTGTGCGTGGCGGGCCGCGAGCGCGATACCGCGCGCTGGCTGTACTGGTTTCGCGCCTGGGCCTGGCCCGATGTGCTGGAGCGGCGCAAGGATATTGCGGGGCTGCTGAGAGATTTCGAGGCGCAGGGAAGCCTGACGATCTGCCGCGAAGCCGAGGTCGGCGACGATGCCGAGGCGGATTTCCTGCCGCAGGACATTGCCGAGATCGTGGCGATCGTGGCGCAGGTGAAGGAAAGCGGGCTGCTGCCTGAGCGCGGGGCCATCGGCCTTGACCCGCAGGGCGTGGCCGACCTGATCGATGCCATGGCGGCGGCAGACATTGCCGACGACCAAATGGCCCCGATCGGGCAGGGCTTCCGCCTGATGTCGGCGATTGTGGGCCTGGCGCGGAAGCTGAAGTTCAACCAGGTGGTGCACGACGGATCGCCGATGATGGCGTGGTGCGTCAGCAACACCAAGGAAGAGAAGGGGCGGCAGTCGGTGATGATCACCAAGAACGCCTCTGCGAGCGCGAAGATCGACCCGTTCATGGCGGGGCTGAACGCGACCAAGCTGCTGGAGCTGAATCCGGTGGCGGCGGGTGCGGGTGATCTGTCGATCGATGAATGGATTGAAGGGATGAAGGCTGCATGACCAGGGAGGCGCAGGGTGGAATGCTGCGCGCTGCCTGGCGCTGGCTGACGGAAGAGCCCGCTCAGGCAAAAGCATCTTGGGGTCTGGAAAGCGGGCCGTCGCGCGTTGCCTTTTCGGATCAGGACAATTTCAGGACCAACAGGGTCACCGTCGGCGATTATCTCGACGGTTTAGTATCGCGCAGCCCGATGGGTCATTCGGCAACCTATGCCTGCGTGAACCTGCTCGCCGGCACGTCGGCAAGTCTGACCCCTGCAGTTTATCGCCCTGGGCCTGACGGGGTTGCAGTCGAGGATTCCTCGCACCCGCTGCACTGGGTGCTGAAGCTGGATCCGAATTTTGATCAGGACGATTACGAGTTCTGGGAGTTCATGTTCGCCAGCGTCGAGCTGCAGGGCAATGCCTATGCCGAGATCGTGCGGAACGGTGCGGGGAACATCACGGCGCTGCTGCCGGTGCTCAATCCCAGCGGCGTTACCGTTCGTCGCCTTGAGGATGGCGACAAGCAGTATAGCTGGACGGCCGATGGCTTGGCCAAGGTTTGCCGCCAGTCCGACATGCTGCATATCCGCGGCATGGGCGGCGACGGGCTGAAAGGGGCGTCGACGCTTTCGGTCTGTGCACGCACCTTCTCGGCCGCGACCACCACCGATACGCTGGCGCGCAAGGTCTTCGAGAACGGCGTGATGCCCAGCGGCTTTCTTGAGACCGACAAGCCGCTGAGCGGTGAGCAGCGGGCGGTGCTGGAAAGCCTGCTTCAGGACAAGTTCGTGGGCGCGATCAATGCTGGTCGGCCGATGCTGCTCGACAACGGGCTGAAATGGAATTCGCTGTCGATCAACCCTGAAGATGCGCAGCTGCTGGAAAGCCGCAAGTTCAGCGGCGAGGAAATCTGCCGGATCTTCGGCGTGCCGCCCGGCATGGTCGGTTATGGAGACAAATCCAGCAACTGGGGCACCGGTAAGGAAGTCGATGTCCTGGGCTTTGAAAAATTCACGCTGCGCAAGCGACTGCGCCGATTCGAGCGGGCGCTGACCAAGCAGCTGCTGACGCGCGTCGAGCGGCAGTCCGGCGCGTACATCAAGTTCAATATCGAGGGCCTGTTGCGCGGCGACAGCGCTGGCCGTGCGACGTTCTACCAGATCATGGTGCGCCTCGGCGTGCTGACCCGCAACGAGGCGCGACGCCTTGAAAACCTGCCGCCGATCGAGGGCGGCGATGTTCCGATCGTGCAGATGCAGGACATTCCGCTGGCGCAGGCCGTCAGCGGCACCGATGGAGGTAACGGCCAGTGAGGACCAAACAGGGCGCGCCGGTGCTCGAGCTCAAGGCGCTGGGCGACGACGGGCAGATTGCTGGCTATGGCGCGGTGTTCGGCAATCGTGACAGCTATGGCGACGTAATTCTGCCGGGGGCGTTCAAGCGCAGCCTCGCCGATCATAAGCGGCAGAAGTCCCGCCCGAAGATGTTCTGGCAGCACGATCCCCATCAGCCGATCGGGAGCTGGACCGAGATCGTCGAGGACGACAAGGGTCTGCTGGTCACCGGTCAGCTCAACATGGATGTGCAGCGTGGCCGGGAGGCATATGCCCTGCTTAAGGCGGAGGACATTGACGGTCTGTCGATCGGCTATCGGGTGATCAAAGCGAGCGAAGACGAGACCGAGAAGGTCATGCTGCTGAAGGAATTGACGCTGGTCGAGGTGTCGGTGGTCAGCCAGCCCGCCAATTCGCTGGCGACAGTCAGCGCCGTCAAGGCAGCAGAACTTGAGGATTTGCGCGCAAGGCTCGCCGCCGGGGACCGGCTACAGCGGCGCGAGATGGAAGAGCTGATGAAGGAATTCTTCGGCTTCACCAACAGCGAGGCGGAGCGCGCGTCGGGCGCTCTGCTGGCTGGCGAGCAGGGGGCCCCTGCCCAAACCGACCCGGAAGCTGATTTTTGGGCCGCGCTCTTCGACGCCGAAATTGTCGATCTGACAGGTGAGCCGGACTGACCGGCCACAGCAAAGGGAATCCAGATCATGAAAAAGACCTATGCCTTTATCGGGGCGCTGTTTGCGTGCGCCCTTTCCATTTTCGCGGGCGCCGTGCCTGCGTTTGCCATCGATGGCAGCACCGCAGCCGGTATCTCGTCACTCGCGCTTGCCGGTTCGCTTGGCGCTGTCGGTGGCGGACGTATCCTGATGACTGCAGCCGAGCGCTCCATGGGGCGGCTTATGCGTGGCCCGGATCATAATGCTGGTACGCAGTCGAAAACCGCCGCTGAAATCGCAGCTGAAACCAAGGCCGCGTTCGACAAGCGCCATGACGAGGTGAAGGCCATTGCCGAAAAGGCGCTGGCTGAAGCCGAGGCCGGCAAGAGCATGACCAGCACCGCCAAGGAACTGGCCGACCAGGCCATTGCGGCCCTGACGGAAGCCAAGGCGCGGCTCGACGATATCGAGCAGAAGCAAGCACGGCAGGGTGGCGAAGGCGATGCCGACCAGACCGCTGGCCAGCGCTTCCTCGCCGACGAGCGGTTCAAGGCCTTTGCTGCCGAAACCCGCCCGCGTGGCCGCATTCTGGTCGATGTGAAGGACATCTCTTCTCTGACCACCGATGCTGCCGGTTCGGTTGGCGCCCTGATCCAGCCCCAGCGGGCAACGCCGGTGATGCAGGCCCAGCGGCGCATGACCATCCGTGCACTGCTGATGCCGGGCCAGATTTCCAGCAGCACGCTGGAATATGACAAGGAAGTAGGCTTCACCAACAATGCCGATATGGTGGCGGAAGGCGCGCAGAAGCCGCAGTCGGAAATCCAGTTCGAAGAAGCGACCATGACGGTTCGCACGATCGCCCACTGGATGCGCGCGAGCGTGCAGGTGCTGGCCGATGCGCCGGCGCTGCGCTCGATCATCGACCAGCGTCTGCGCTACGGCCTGGCGTACAAGGAAGAGGTGCAGTTGCTGAACGGCGATGGCACCGGTCAGAACCTCACCGGCCTGATCACCGAGGCGACGGCCTATGCACCCCATGCCAGCCTGGTCTCCGAAAGCCTGATCGACGACATCCGCTTCGGCATCCTGCAGGTCGCGCTGGCCGAATATCCCGCGAACGGGATCGTCCTGAACCCGATCGACTGGGCGTACATCGAGACCATGAAGGACGGATATGGCCGTTATCTGATCGGCAATCCGCAGGGAACCCTGAGCCCCGTGCTCTGGGGTCTGCCGGTTGTTCCGACCCAGGCGATGACCGTCGACAAGTTCCTGGTCGGCGCTTTCGACATGGCTGCGCAGCTGTTCGATCGTCAGGATGCTACCGTCGAGGTCTCGACCGAAGACGGCGACAACTTCCAGAAGAACAAGGTCACGGTCCGCGCAGAAGAGCGCGTGGGACTGGCCATCTATCGCCCTGAAGCGCTGGTGTACGGCGATCTGGGTCGCGTCGGCTGAGCCTAGCCTTCGGGCTTGGCTTGGCGCTCGGGGGCGGTCGCAAGGCTGCCCCCGTTTTCGTGAGTGGGGTTGGAGCCCCTTTCACGAAAGCGAAGGAGCATGAAGATGGCGAAAGTGAAAGTCCGGCTGCTGAAGCCGTTGAACGGTGCTGAGATCGGATCGGAGGCGGAATACAGCCAGCAGGATGTCCAGCGCCTGGTGTCCCTCGGCGCGGTCGAGATCATCAAGATCAAGGCCGAGAAGCCGCCGAGCAACAAGATGGAGAAGCCGCCCCTGAACAAGGGTGGCGACTCCGACCAGAACCCGCCGAATGGCGGTGACGACAAGCCCGCCGAGGGCTGACCAAGGGCTGATCCAGTCCATCACAGGGGCCGCATTGCGGTTCCGCATCCCGGAGAAAGCACATGAAGCGTTACACCGTTTCGGTGACCACTGCCGCTGACGGCACGGCCACCGCCTATTCGCCGCGGCGTATCAGCGGCAAGATCCACCAGATCGAATATGTCAAAGGCGACTTTGCCGATGGCGTCGACTTCACGATCGAGGGAGAAGCCACGGGCGTCGACCTCTGGATCGAGACTAATGTCAACGCAAGCGGGGTTCGCGCGCCGCGTATGCCGACGCATTCGATCGCTGGCGTTGCCGCGCTCTATGCGGCGGGCGGCACCGGCGTGCTTGATCGCATCGCGCTGGGCAATGACCGCGTGAAGATCGGCATCGCACAGGGCGGCAACGCCAAGACCGGCACGTTCCACATCCTTGTGGATTGACCCTCTCAAATCCGCTGGTGGCAACATGCTCTTCACCCTGACGCCCATCGACGTTGCCGAGGGTTATGGTGAGGGCATCCTGCCTCTGGCGGATGCGAAGGAACATCTGGGCGTTCTGGCAGACGATGACGACGCATTGATCGAAGTGCTGCGCGACGCGGCGATCGATGCGGTCGAGAAGTATTGCAACATCCGTTTGGCCGAGACGACAGGCATTGTCGCGCGCTTTGCCGACTTCGGTCCTGGCATGCGCGCAGGCATCGGTCCTGCGGCCTCGGTCCTGGTGACCGGTGTCGCCTATGTCGATAGCGCTGGGGAGGCCGCCGACATAGCTGCCGGTGGCTGGCGGCTCGACGTGCTGGGCAACCTGTTGCCCGCGCTGAACACCGCCTGGCCGACCAGCTACGGCCCGGTCACCGTCACCTTCACCGCCGGTTACACCGACGACAACCGTCCCCGCGGTCTGGTGCATGCGGCCAAGATGATGCTGGCGCACTTGTTCATGCAGCGCGAGGCGGTGATCACCGGCACGATTTCAGGCGAGGCGCCGTTCGGCTTTCGCTTCCTGTGCGACCAGCACCGGTTGCCGGTGATCTGAGATGATGCGCGCGGGCAAACGGCAATTCCGCATCGTCTTCCAGCGGGCGACCGAGGGGACATCGACGCTCGGGGTGGAGGTCGATGATGCCTGGGAAGAGATCGAACAGGCCAAGGCTGCAATCAGCTGGGGCAGCGGTGCGGAGCGGCGCGAGGCAGCGGCGGAGAATGCCAGCCAGACGGCGACCTTCCGGGTCCTGTCGACGGTGGCGCTGCGCGGCGTCACCCCGCGCGATCACCGCATCGTTTATGAGGGTGTGGGCTGGGACATCACGGGCATCGCCCCGGTAGGCGACCTGCACCGCGAGATCGAATTCACCGCAACGCGTAGCAGGGGATGATGATGATCAAGGTCAAGACGGTGCGTGCGCACCGCAATGCATTCGGATTGGCGCAGGCCAAGAAGCCGGGTGATGAATATGAACTGCCCGCCAGCACGGCGGAGCTGCTGATCGGGCAAGGCCATGTCGAAAAGGTTTCTGAAGCTGGAAGGCGGCCGCGAAATGGAGGCGGCACTCGGCGATCTGAAAAAGGTGACGGCCAAGGCAGTGGCGCGCCGGGTGCTGAAGAAGACAGCTGAGCCGATCCTGGACGAGTATCATTCACGCACCGTGGTGGCGTCTGGCGTTCTGCTCGATAACGAGATCGTCGGCACCAGGTTGAACCGCCGGCAATCTTCGCTCAACCGCCGCCTCGGCAAGAGCGAGGTGGAAGTCTATGTTGGCACCGCCGACCCTGCCGGGATCCAGCAGGAGTTCGGCAATGTGCACCAGGACGCAAACCCCGCGCTGACCCCAGCCTGGGAGGCGGAAGGCGGCGAAAAGGCGCTGGGCAGGATCGCCACGGAAATGTGGCCGGAGATCGAGCGAACGGCTGCTCGAGCCGCGCGGCGCACCGCCAAGTTGGCTGCCAAAAGGTAAATCCGCATGGGAATGGAAGAAGCCCTTGTCGCGCGGTTGCGCGCGGCGGCGGGCGTAGCGTCTATCGCCGGAACCCGCGTCAGCTGGTTCGAACGGCCACGCCGCGGCGGCTTTCCCTGCGTCGTGCTGACCGAGGTTTCACCCGGCAGAGAATGGACACACGGGGGGCCCGACGGGCTCGACCGGCCCAGGGTGCGCTTCGAATGCTGGGCAGAGAGCGACACGGCAGCGGTTGCGCTGTCACGGGCGGTCGTCACCGAAATGGAGCAGCACCGCAGCGTGTCTAACTGGGTCTTTCATGAGGGCCTGCTGGAGATGCGGCGCCAGGACAGCGACACGCTGGACGGAGGCATCCGGGTTTTCCGCGTGCTGATCGAATTCACGTTTTTTCACCAACCGCAGGAGTGACGGGAAATGACCACCGCAGCCAAGACCAGTTTTGGCGCCAAACTGTTTGTCGCTGCCAGCGGGGTGACCCCGCTGGTGAACGTGGCCGAACTGTTGAGCGTAAACCCGCCGGTGCCTGAGCGGGCGACGCAGGACGTCACCACGCATGACAGTGCCGGCGGCGCCATGGAGTTCATCCCCGAAGGCGTCTATGACTCCGGGGAAGTCTCGGGCCAGGTGCACTACATCGCCGACAGCGCTTTCGATAACACCATGATCACGGCCTATACCACCGGCGGGCTGTACAATTTCAAGACCGTCAGCAAGGGCGCGAGCGGGCTGAAGCACAAGCTCTTCAGCGGCTATGTCACCAGCTATGGCCCGGATGGCATGGAAGTGACCGGAAAGCAGACCGCCAGCTTCTCGATCAAGGTGACCGGCGCGATCACCGAAGGCGACGAGGTCTGACATGGTCAACCGACTGAGGGGTGAAGCGTCGTTCACCGTCGCAGGCGAAACGTTCACGCTGGTGTTCGACGCCGAGGCGCTGCTGCAGATCGAGGACAAGCTCGGCCTGGGGCTTGGCGGAATGTACAAGGAGCTTGCCGCTGCGCAGGCGGACCCTGCTGCGATGAAGATGGCGACGATATCGACGATCATCGCATGTGGGCTTCAGGAAAATCATCCTGATGCGGACAGGGGCCTTGCCTTCGATCTGCTGCTGGCGGATCCCCAGGCAGTGCAGGAGGCGCTGGCTGAAGCGCTGAGCCGGGCCATGCCCGAGCCCCGTGGCAACAAGGGGGCGGGCACGGCCGATGCAAACCCTCCGATAGCGACGGGGAAACCTGGGACTGGCATGAACTCTTCATCGCCTGGTGCGAGGCCGGGCAGCCCGCGCAGCGGTTCTGGAAATCCACCCCGCGGCTGATCCTGGCAGCAATCGAGGGCTATCAGCGCCGCAGGGGCTGGCTGGCTTGGCATATCGGCGCGATGGGCAGGGTCGATGAGATGCCCGACTTGGAAGTGATGATGGGGCGTCAGGCGGCCCGGCAGGCCGAGGCCATGTCGCCGGATCTGATCGATCACAACCTGCGCCTGTGGCAGGCCAGGCTCAGTCCGAAAGGCGAGAGCCCAGCGGCCTGCCCTTAGCGGCCTGGCGCAGGCAGGGCGTCGCAACCGTCCAGTCGATATACTTGCCCCGCTTGCCGCTGTGCATGCAACGGCGGGCGGTCTTCTGGTCCGGATCCTCAAACCCGACCATCATCTTCACGAAACTGGCCAACTCCTTTTTCTGAGCGTCGGTGCACCGCACCGCCGCCTGGCCCGTGCCGTGCCGGGCTTCGCAGAACCTGGCCGCGTCGGCCCGTGGGCGTGCCCATGGGTCGCCCGCCATGGCCAGCATCAACACCATTGCTTCGATCATCGCAGCACCTCCTGAACCGAAAGGATAACCGCACGTGGGCAGTTCTGTCATTGGTGCATTGCGGGCGGTCCTGGGGCTGGATTCCGCAGCGTTCGAAGAAGGCCTGAACATTGCGCAGAAGCGGCTCAACCGCTTCGGCAAGGACTTCGAGAAAATGGGGTCGCAGATCAGCGGCATCGGCCAGACTCTCTCGCTGACCGTCACCGCTCCGCTGGCAGCACTCGCCTTCCAATCGTCGCAGGCGGCGATCGAAAGCCGCGAAGCGCTGGCCCAGGTCGAGGCAGGATTGAAGACGATGGGGAATGCGGCAGGCCGCAGTCTGCCCCAGCTGCAAGAACAGGCAGCCGCGCTGCAGGCGCTGTCGACGTTCGACGACGACGATATCCTGCGCAAGGTCACGGCGAACATGCTGACCTTCGGGAACGTATCGGGCGAAGCGTTCGACCGGGCGCAGCGCGCAGCGGTCGACCTTTCTTCGCGCATGAAGACTGATTTGCAGAGCTCGACGATTCTGATCGGCAAGGCGCTGAACGACCCGGTCAAGGGGCTCGCGGCGCTCAGCCGCGTCGGCATCCAGTTCACCGCCGACCAGAAGGCGATGATCCAGTCGATGGTCGCTGCCGGTGACACGGCAGGCGCGCAGGCGGTAATACTGAGCGAACTGGAGCGACAGTACAAAGGTTCCGGCAAGGCCGCTCGCGATGCCGCCCCCGGCAGCGACCAGATCGACAAATGGCGCGAGGTGCAGGAGCGGATCGGAGAGTTGGTGCTTGTGATGGGCGAGCGTCTGCTGCCCACCGTCGATCGCGTGCTCGAGCTGTTCCTTTCGCTGTCGCCGGGAATGCAGGAGGCAGTGGTCGGCTTTGCCGCCGTGGCGGCTGCGGTCGGCCCGGTGCTTATCGGGGTCGGCGCACTGGTCAGTGGGTTCGGCACCATCCTGCCGCTGATTGGCAAGCTGGGTGCGGTGATGAATATCTTGCCGCCGCTGCTCAGCGCCATCGGTGTCGCGTTCCGCTTCATGCTGGGGCCTGTAGGGCTGGCGATCACCGCGATCGGCCTGGTATATTATGCTTGGAAGAATTGGGACAAGATCGAGCCGATCATCAAGCGGTTGTACACCGCCGTTAAGACCTGGGTGGTCGACAAGCTGAACGCGATCTGGGACGGCGTGAAGCAGCGGATCGAAGCGGTAAAGGGCTATTTCTACGACCTATACGACGCGGTAGTGGGCAACAGTTATGTGCCCGACATGGTCGATGGCATTGCCGACCAGATGGCGCGGTTGCAGTCCGTGATGGTCAAGCCGGCATCTGACGCGACAGAGGCTGCCGCCGCGGCATTCGAAGAGATGCAAGGCCGCGTCCAGTCGATCATGGACCGGTTGTTTCCCGAAAGCCGCGCGCGGCTAGACTTCAAGGCCGATCAGGATGCCCTGGCCGAAATGGCGAAGCGCGGCAACCTTTCCGCCGACGCCTATGCCGAGGCACTGCGCCGCCTGCGCCGCGAGCATGCCGAAACCATGCTGCAGTTCGAACGCAACAGCCCCGACACCATTCAGGTATTCGCCGCGACCGCCGAAGAGATTCCGCAGATTTTCAAGGATTTCAACGGCCTGCCCAACGAGGTCGACCGCAGCGTCGCCAAGCCGATGATTTATGTTTTCGAAGACATGGCCCGGGCCATTGCCCAGTCGATGAGCGATGTCGAAGGCGCGATCAACGGTTTCGTCACCTCGATCAAGAAGGGCGACATAATCGGCATCATCGGCGGTGTGGCTGATCTGATCGGTAGCATCAGCGGCGTCATCTCAACGGTCAAGGGCATCGGCGCCAGCGTTCGCCCGCCCGGAAAGGCGGCAGGCGGTCCGGTCACCAAGGGCCGAACCTATCTGGTGGGCGAGCGCGGGCCTGAGCTGATCGTGCCCAATACCGGCGGCACTGTGATACCCAACAGCAGGCTGCGCCAGTCGGGCGGTCGCACCGTGGTGAATAAGTTCGACCTGCGCGGCGCAGTGATGACCGAAGATCTGCTGCGACAGATGAACGCCATGGCGCAGCAAGCGGCCCTGGCTGGTGGTCAGCTGGGCAGCTCCGGCGCGCAGGAGGCCTGGGTGCGCCAGCAGATGAGCCGCCTCGCATGACGGCGGTGGTCTTGCCCGCGACGCCGGGGCCTGTCGATCAGCAATGGGCACCCGTCGATTTCGGTGGCTTCCTGCGCCCGCCGCTAGGTGGACCGGTGCAGCGGCTCAATCGTCTTGGGAATCGCTGGGTGGTAGCGGTGACGCTGCCGCGGATGCAGCGCGCCCAGGCGGCGGCGTGGATCGCGCTGCTCAACCTTGGCCTCACATCAGGCGTGCAATGGACGATCCGCCAGCCCGGTCTGACGGTCGGAACACCTGGCACGCCGCGTGTCAGCGGCAGCGGTCATGCCGGAACCCTGCTGCCGATCAGCGGCGGTTCAGCCAATTACGTTTTCCGACAGGGCCAGTGGATATCGCTATTGAGCGAGGGCGCACGGTTTCTCCACATGATCGCTGCGCAGACCGCGCTCGACGGCGCGGGCGCAGGCACACTGCCGCTGATCCCGGCGCTTCGCGCGCCGCCGACCAATAACGACCCGATTACCGTCGCAAACCCGCTGATCGTGGGCTGGCTCAATTCTGCCGAAAGCGCGTCATGGTCGATCGACCGGGCCCGGCTTTACGGACTTCGCTTCACCATTGAGGAAGGCCAATGAGTTTCGAGGGTGCATCGATCCTGATCGCCGGTCTGGCGAAGATCCAGCTGCCGCATGTGACGCTGCGACTTTGCGATGGTGGCTTTGTCATCAAGGATGGTGAGCAATACCGGACCTTCCATGAAGATTTCGGGACGATTGCGGCAATCGAGCCTATCTCCGAGGGGTTAGGCGACAGCCTGCCTGAAGGCCGGATGGTGTGGCTGCCTGCTTCCAGCGCGGCGGCGGCGTCTTTGTCCAGCCCCGCCTATCAGAACAGCAGCGTGCAGTTCTGGTTGACGGAGGTGGACCCGGTAACTCACCACGTGACCTATGCCGAGGAGATGTTCAGGGGACTGTTGAACCAGACGACGCTGCGCAGATCGCGCGGCAGCCGCGTGCTCGAGATGAGTTTCATGTCGCGCTGGGTGAAGCTGTTTCTGGTCAACGAAGGCAATGACCTGTCTTCGGCGGCGCATCAGCGCGTGTTCCCGGGCGAGCTGGGCTTTGACAACATGACCGGCCTGCAGCCCGATGTTGCATGGGGCACAGCAGGCCCGCCGATGGGCTATGGCGGATATGCCGGCGGCTATGGCGGCGTTAGCGGTAGCAGGTTCGATCTGCCCGGGGTCAACTTCGTATGATGCTTGAATCCGGACATATCGTGGATCGCGACATGATCCGCCGCCGCAATGCCAGCAAGGCGACCATGGCGCGGTTCGAGATGAAGCCGTTCAGCTGGAAGGGGGCATCTACCTGCATTCATCTGGCGCGGTTCCACGCTGCGAACATGGGGCACAATGTGCCGCCAGTGCCAATGTTCCGATCGCCCCTTGGTGCGCGTCGCGCGCTGGAGAGCACGGGCCATGACAGCCTGGCCAGCCTGCTCGACAGCCTGTTCCCGGTCATCATCCCGGCCATGATGCGCCTGGGCGATCTGGCGATGCTGCCCGGCGATGGGGATGACGGCATGGGCGCGATCCTCATCCATGGCGGCGGCCGTGTGCTGATGGGCTGGCATGGCACCGACGCTGACCGCATTACGCCGATCGCCGAGGCAATGGGCGCCGTCATTCGAGCCTGGCGACTGTAACGATGTCCAAAGTCCTGAAAACCGTGGGCGTCATCGTCGGCGCGGTGGGGGCGATTGCGCTTGTCATCAGCAGCGCAGGCCTGGCCGCACCGCTGGTCGGTGCAGCTGCAGGCAGCGCGGCCGCGGCGACCACGACCGCAACCTTCGCGACAGTCGGCACGATCGCGAGCGGCGTGGCTGCCGCTGCGCAAATTGGGTCGGGTCTATTGGCCAAGCCGCCGCGCGCGCAGGGCACCACCAGCGGCCTGTCGATCGCGTCCAATCAGCCCACACCGTGCCTGCTGGGTCTGACCTATTATGACGGCATCCTGACCTGGGACACCGGTTATGGCGGGCGAGTCAGCAAGGTCGACAACCCGTACCGGTTCATGGTGGTCGAGTATTCGGGCTGTGGGCCTGTCGACGCCCTGGTGCAGGTTTATGCCAATTTCCAGCCCGTCGATTTCTCCGGCAATGCAGCCACCGGCTATTATTCAGGCTTCCTTTATCGAGATGTGCGCCTTGGCGCGGTGCCGGAAGCCAGCCCGGTGCTGCCGCAATGGCCCGGCGCGCCGCGCTGGAGCATGCAGCACAAGGCCTCTGGCCATGCGCAGATCGGCTATTCGCTCCGGTTCGACAAGGACGGCAAGGTCTGGACCAGTGGCGTGCCGCGCATCGGCGCGCTGTGGCGCGGGGTCCGCCGCTATGATCCGCGGCTCGACAGCACCTATCCCGGCGGTAGCGGCCCGTGCCGGATCGATGACGCGTCGACCTATATCTACACCGCCAACCCCGCCTTGCACGCGCTGGGATATGCCTATGGTACCTATCATAACGGCAAGAAGGTCTTTGGTGTCGATGGCGACTATGACGCGATCGATATCGACACGTTCGTCGCCTGGGCCAATGTCTGCGACGCGAACGACTGGGACGTTGGCGGCATCATCTACGAACCCGGTGACAAGTGGAACAACCTAAAGCTGATCTGCCAGGCGGGCGGCGCAGAGCCTGTTCTGCTCGGCAGCACGCTGACGGTGCGCTTTTCAGCCCCGCGCATCTCGATCGGCAGGATCACCGCGGATGACCTGGCCGATGGCGAAATCGTCATTCCTGGCTCACGCGACTGGCGCGATCGCAAGAACGTCATCATCCCGAAATTCCGTTCGCCGGACCATCAGTGGACCTATCAGCCAGCGGGCGAAGTCGTCTTTTCCAACGATCTCGAGATGGATGGCGAGCGCAAGGTCGACTCGCCCCAGCTCGACCTGGTGCAGAGTGCCGACCAGGCGACGCAGATCGGATCGTACATCCTGGCCGACAAGCGCGAGCTGGGGCCGATCACGCTCCCGCTCAAGCCGCGCTGCTCGAGCTTCCGTCCCGGCGACTGTGTTACCGTCCACATCCCTTCGGAAGGCCTGACCGAGCAGCTGTGCATCGTTTCGGGCCGCAGCCTCGATCCCGGCAGCGGCATCGTCCAGCTGACCTTCATTACCGAGACCGAAGAGAAGCACGATTTTGCGCTGGGCCGCACCGGGACACCGCCGCCGCTGCCGCAGCTGGTTTCGGCCGAAGAACTGGACGGCACGCGCAAGATCAACCTGGCGCAGGCGCCGATCGAATATTCGGACGATTTCACCTTCGACCTGGGCGATGTCGCGATCCTGCCCGATGGGTCGACCTGGCTGTTCATCAGCACCACGCCGCAGACCGGCAGCGCTCCCGCGATCGGCAACCCGCACTGGCTGCAGTTGACCGGTCAGGTGGAGCCGGTCTATGCCGATGGCACGCCGATGCGCGATCTGCAGCCCGCCGAGCCTGGCGCGACCGAAGGCGCTATCGTACCCGTGCCCGGAAGTGGGCAGCCCGGCAACATCAAGGACGGCGCTGGCAATTACCGCAACCCGGGCGAACTGCTCAACAGCGAGATCGAACAGACTGCATCGGGCCGGCTGCAATATCGCCCGCTGCCCGATGCCGAGCCTGTCGTGCTTGGTCAGATCACCCTGCCCGCCATCGGCGCGGTCAGCGAAGCCGCGATGCGCCGCGCCGAAGACGATATCGACCAGCTGGGCCGCGCGCTCGCCACTGCGCTCGACGAGGCATCCTCGACCCGAGCCACCTTCCGCGATGCCGGCTTCTATGTCGACGCCGCCACGGGTCAGATCCGTATCCACGCGATCGAGCAGACGCGCGAGCGGGTGAGCACGGCCGAGATCCGGCTGAACGCTGCCGAAGCGAACATCAATCTGCGCGCGACGAACAGCTATGTGAACGAGCAGATCGCGCTGGCCGTCATCGACCCCAGCCAGATCGCCGAGCTTACCGATATCTTCCTGCGCCTCGGGGCCGCAGAGGTCGATATCGACGGCCTGAACGCCACTGTGACCACGCTGGCGACCGTGACGGAACTGAGCCTGGTGCAAGGCCGGGTCACGACCGCCGAGGAAGCGATCGATGCGCTCGAGGGCACGATCACCACCAAGGTCGACACGACCACGTTCGATGCGCTGGCCACCCGCGTCACCAATGCGGAAACCACGCTGACCGCGATCGGCGACACCGCATCGATCGTCAATGCCGTGTCCGCCACCCGCCTGATCGAGAAGGCGCAGGACGGCAATGCCCAGGCCGACCTTCGCGCGTTGCTGCTGGGCGATAAGGTCAACCGCGAGCAGGTCGCGGCGGTGGCAGCTGCCCGGCAGGAACTGACCGCGCGCATCATCGATGGCGATGCAGCAGAGGCCGCGCTGCGTCTCGCGCTGCAGGTCCGCGTCGGCGCGACCGAGGCGGCGGTGGCGACCGAGAGCATCGCGCGCGCATCGGCGGACGCGGCTCTGGCGACCCAGATCACCTCGCTCACTGCCAGCACGACGACGAGCATCAATTCGCTGACCGCCAGCATCGCGAACGAGACGAGCGCGCGCACGACCGCGATCAACAATGAAGCCGATGCCCGTATCGCTGCGATCAATGCCGAGGCCGCGGCCCGCGGGACCGCCATCACCGCCGAGGAAACGGCGCGGATCAACGCGATCAATGCCGAGCGCACCCAGACGCTGGCCGATGTCGCCGCCGAGGCCGCAGCCCGCGACGCTGCCGTCTCGACGCTGAACGCCGCGATCACCAGCGAGCAGACCGCGCGCACCAATGCCGACACCGCATTGGCGACCAGCATCACGAACCTGAGCACCAGCCTGACATCGAACGTCGCGACGCTGCAGACGAACATCAACAATGTCGACCAGGCGCGCATCGATGGCGACGGGGCGCTTGCTGCCTCCATTTCCAGCCTGAGCGCCGAACTCGACACGGAGGTCAGCAACCGGGCGTCAGCAGTCGAGAGCGAGGCGCAGGCCCGCGTTGCAGCCGATGGTCTGATCGCCGCTGGTCTGGCACAGCAGGTCACCGCTGGCCGTGTCGTCGAGGGGCAGGCATCGGAACTGGCCGATCTGCTGCTCGGGGCGCTGCTGAACAACGACAAGAACCGACGCGAGGTCAATGGCGCGGTTGCGGGCGCACGGCAGGAGATCACCGCCCAGATCGTCAGCGAGGTCGAGGCGCTTTTGACGCGCATTCTGGCTCTGGTGGCACGGGTGGCCGGCAACGAGGCCAGCATTGTCGAGGAAAGCATCGCCCGCGTCACTGCGGTCGAATCGCTCGCTTCGACGATCACTAGCCTGAACGCCAGTTTCACCGGGGCACTGAGCGCGGAAGCCACGGCGCGCACCAACGCGATCGCCGCAGAAGCAACGACGCGAGCAGGCCAAGTGTCGACGCTTGAGGGCGGTATCTCCAACGCCATCGGCAGGATCGACGACGAGGAAGTCGCGCGGATTGCCGGCGATACAGCCAATGCCGATGCGCTCACTGGCGCGGTGACCACGCTCACCGCCTCGATCAGCAACGAGGCGATCGCGCGGGCCAGTGCCGATGGTGCGCTGGCAGGTCAGATCAGCACGCTCGAAACCACCGTTGGGGAAAACACCGCCACCCTGGTCACTTATGGCGAGAGCATTGACGGACTGGAGGCGCGCGGCGGCATTCGGTTTGACATCAATGGCCGGATTAGCGGCGTCGGAGTAACCGCAACTGCTACCACGACCAAGATGACCCCTGTGGTCGATGCCTTCGAGCTGGTCGATCCCGACACGGGCTTTGCGTACCTCACCGCCGACGCTGACGGCCTGCGCCTGCAAAACGGCAAGGTCATCATGAACAACGGCACCTATATGAAGGTGACCGGGACGGGTTTCGGCACCGCAAACCAGTTCATCGAATGGTTCGGCCCGTCGCGTGCGCTGAACCTGTGCGATGAGGCCAGTGCCTTCGCGTATCTCAAGACGAACGGCGATGCCTATTTCGGTGGCACGCTCTCGGCAGGCGTGCTGCGTAACGCGGCCCGCACCACGTCGATCCAGGCAGACGCAGAAATCACTATCGGACCGTTCGGAACCAATGGCGATCCGATCCAGGTCATCACCAGCTATCTGGCACAGAGCGGCACAACCACTGCGTTTCCGGCCAACAGTGGGGGCCTGAGTGATTGGGAGGCCGCCGTCACCGCCTGGGGCGCGACGGCGACGGGCACCACGCCGTTCCGCTCTGTCAATGCGAGCAAGCCCGTCACCTGCACCGTTGTTGTCCAGGTCGAGCGGGCAATAGGCAGTGCGGCGCCAGCAGATTGGGCGACGCTGACCATCAGCGGCGGGACGGAAACGCTGGTCGGCTTTGCGCCGACACCGGGGGATACGCCCGGCGAGCTTGTCTACACCCGAACGATCTCAGGCTCGATCACATCGACCGATAACACCGGTGGCACGGCCAACCGGACCTTCACCGCCACCCTGACCGAGAGAACTGGCGTCATCCTGGGCACGATCCAGGGCCAGACGATCGCGCTCACAGCTACCGAAGAATAAGGAGTAGATTTATGGCTTGGTATCGTACCGGCACGGTTGCCCTCACCAACGGAAGTGCCACTGTCACGGGAACCGGCACGGCGTTCATCGCCAATGCCAGCATCGGCGAGGCGTTCCTTGGCCCCGATGGCCGGGCCTATGAAATCACCGACATCCCGTCGAACACGTCGCTGACGATCAGCCCGGCATACCTGGGCAGCACAGCCAGCGGCCAGAGCTATTCCATCCTCCCCGCGCGCGGTCGCATCGCCGACCTGATCGCCGAGACGCAGAGCCTGCTTTCGTCCTTCGCCACCGTGCGCGACGGCATCGGCGCGGGTCTGTTCCCCGATGGCTCGGCGGCGACGCCTGCGTTCCGGTTCTCGGGTGATCAGGACACGGGAATCTATCGCGGCGGCAGTAACATTCTGGGCATTGCAACTGCTGGCGTCGGGCGGGTGTTCGTCAACGGGGATGGCAATGTCGGCATCGGAACCGCTTCGCTGACACACCGACTCCACGTCGAGGGTAACACCTTTATACCCCTCACTCGCTCATATTACTGCTACACGACTGATTATGGCATGGGGACGCCAGATAGCGTCGGGCTGCAAATCTTCTCTGGTGACGCGATACGTTTCGGGCTGCGCGCCAGTGGTACAACGTTTACCGAACGGATGCGGGTCGCGTCGGACGGCAACGTCGGCATCGGCACCGCTGCGCCCGGTTCTGCCCTGACGATCGCGCGCCCGAGCGGCAATGGTGCGGAGGTTGCCATTCAAGCCAATGGGCTAGGTGCAGCATCAGAGCTTATCATCTCGCAAGATTCCGGGTCTGCGGCCTACATCTTCAACCGAGCCAACGCATTCCTGTCGTTCGGCACAAACAATGTTGTTCGGTTGAACATCGAGTCTACCGGCGCGGTCCGCCCCGGCGCTGACAATACCCAAACCCTCGGAAGCGGCTCATTCCGCTGGTCGGTGGTCTACGCCGGCACCGGCACCATCAACACTTCCGACGAACGCGAGAAGCACTGGCGCGGCGAACTGAGCACCGCCGAGCTGCGCGCCGCCAAGCGCATCATCGGCGAGCTCGGCATTTACCAGTGGAACGATGCCGTCGAGGAAAAGGGCGAAGATGGCGCGCGCCTGCACTTCGGGGTCAGGGCGCAGCGGGCGTTCGCGATCATGGACGACGAGGGGTTGGATTGGGGCCGCTATGCCTGGGCCTGCTATGACGAGTGGGACGAACAGACCGAGCCGGTGATGGAGGAGGTCACCGTCACCAAGACGCGCAAGGTCAGCCGGCCCAGCACGCTGATCGATCCCGCCACTGGCCAGCCCGCCATGGTCGAGGTCGACGAGGCCTATGAAGAAACCGAGATGCAGCCGACTGGTGAAACCCGCGTCACGCTGGAAGCTGGCGACCGCTACGGCGTGCGCCCTGACCAGCTGGCGTTCTGGCTGATCGCGGCGCAGGCGGCGATGCAGGCGGATCTGGAAGCTCAGAACGCCACCAACCTGTCAATGATCTCGATCCTGAGCGCTCGCTTGGATGCGCTGGAGGCAGCGGCATGACCTACGAGGAATATCGTGCCGCGCGGGACGCCGAGGAAGCTGAGGCCGAAGCAAAGCGCAAGGCTGATCGGGAGGCCTGGCGCGCTGCTGAACTGGCCAAGACGCCCGAGCAGCGACAAGCCGAGCTTGAGGCGATGCCGTTCGAGGAGCGGTATGCGAGAGAAAAGCTCCAGCAGGCGCTCACTGCGAGCATCTATCGAACTCTCGAGCAGAATGATCGATTGGGCGCATCGCTGACTGAGGTGAATGAGCGCATCGCCAGCGCCGATCTCGAACCGCGCCGGACATGGCTCGAACGCGTGCTTCCGGAAAAACACCGCTGGTTTCTCTGGTTGTGGCTCGGGGCTGCGTTCTGGGCTGCTGGCATAGTCGAGTACGGACGCTGATCATGGATTTGATGGGTGAAGATGGCGGCAGGCTCGCCTCGGCATTCGGCGCGGGCTGGGTTGCTGCCACCACATTCACGACCGCCATCGGCCTGTGGCTGCGCAATTTCCTGACCAGGGGCCATGCTGCCGAGGTCGATATGCTCAAAGCGCAGATCGAGGGCATCAAGGATGAGCTGCGCGACGAGCGAAAGCGCTGCGACACCATGGAGGCCCGGCTGGTGCAGCGCATCAACCAGCTTGAGGGCATCCTGATTATCCACGGAAACCAGAAGGTTTCGACCGTTCTGCGCGAGCGTGCGCCGGACGCCGGGCCGCCTTTTAACGGAGAGTGATATGATCCGAGAACTCCAACAGCGCCTGCTGGCCACTGGTTATAACCCCGGCGCCATCGATGGCGTCAACGGGCCGCGCACGATGACCGCGCTGTGCCTGTACATGTCGCGCGGTCAGAACCGGGCCAACTGCGAAGGCATCGGCGCTGCCCTGGCTGAGCATGGCGGCACCTATGCCATCTTCACTCCCCTGCGCCTGACGCACTTCATGGGGCAGCTTGCCCACGAATCCGGCCTGTTCCGATACATGGAGGAAATTGCCAGCGGCGCGGCTTATGAGGGTCGACGCGACCTGGGCAACACGACCAAGGGCGATGGCCGGCGCTACAAGGGCCGCGGGCCTATTCAGCTGACGGGCCGTGCCAACTATCGCACCGTCGGCGCGCGCCTTGGCCTGCCGCTGGAGTCGGAACCGACACTTGCCGCGCAGCCTGGCATCGGCCTACGCATCGCGCTCGATTACTGGCAGTCCCGTAAGATCAATACGGCCGCCGACGCCGACGACATCATGCGCGTCACCCGGCTGATCAATGGCGGGACGAATGGCCTGGCAGACCGCATCGCGCAGACCAACCGCGCGCGGAAGCTTATGCTGTGACCGACAACAACCCCGAGGGCAACGCCGGCGCGGATGATCCGTTCGCGATCGAGAAGGCCGTTCCGGAATGGCAGGCCGCTTTCATCCGGCTTGCCCGCCCTGCGCTGCTGTGGGCGCTGGGTGTTGTCACAATGGGCTTCGGGGTTGTCATTGTCGGCTTTGTCGAGGCCACCTTCCCCGGTGCAGGTTTACGTATGGCCGCTGCGATGGCGGCGCTGCTGACCGCTTATCCGCCCGAGCTGTATTATCTGGTGGCGTTCCTTTTCGGCGGCCAAGCGCTCGCCGGCATCATCAAATCGATAAAGGGAGGGTAAGATGGGTGTGATGTTCTGGCTGCTCGGCGGCCTCGGCAAGGCGCTGCGCTGGCTGCTCGGTCTGGCGCGCGATTATCCGTGGCAAGCCGCCGTGATAGTGCTGGCAGGCGCACTGCTGCTGATGTTCCGCCAGTGGGGCATCGATCACCGCGACCTGACCGGCCAGCTGGCCGACGCCAACGGCACCATCGCCGAGGAGCGCCGCGCCCATGAACAGACCGTCGAGAACATCATGAAGGGCCGCGAGGCCGCGCGCGCGCTCGACGAACAGAACGCCGCCCGCGTCGCCGCGCAAGCCGCCGCCATCAACGAAAGGACCGTCCGTGAACTGGAAACTCGCACCCGCACCTATGCTGCTCGCGCTGACCGCCTGCGCGCACAACTCGCAGCCTTTAAAGCCGGTGGCGGTGGTGGCGGAGGCGCGCCAGTGCCCGGCGATCCCGACGCCACCTGCAGAACTGTTGGTGCCGCCGACTGTGCCGACCTTGTTGCCCGAATGACCGATGGGCAGGCCAGCATCGACAAGCTGGTTGCCCTGCAGGCCTGGGCGCGCGAGGTCAGCGCGATCGATGTGAACGCGGAATGATCAGGGCTGCTTGGGTTCCTTAGCAGGCGTCGTCTCTGCTGGCGGCTCTACCGTTGCACTGACCGCCATCGGGGCCTTGACCGTTGCGGTCAGCGGCGCGGGCGCGGTCATCGGTCCGGGAAGCTGAACGGGCAGATCGCTCTTGGTGCGGGCCATCAGCTCGCGACCCTGCGGGATGACGCCGGACTTGCCGGTGATGAACGCTGCGAACACGCCTGCCGCGATCACTCCGCCCACTGTTGCGACGGTGTTGCCCTCGCCTTCCTGGCGATATGTGCCGGTCAGCGGCACGCGGCGGTTGTTCACCTCGACATAGCGCAGGGCGATATCCATCTTGCCGGACTTGCCGAATGCGCCCTTGCTGGTCAGCCAGGTCACCTCGCCCGAGGCGCGCGCGCCAGCCGGGATGATCACGTAATCGCCCAGCATCACATCGTGCACGACGCTGAGGCTGAACGTGCTGCCCTCTTTCAGCTGATCGCCCTTGGTGGTGATGGTTTCATTCATCGCCAGCAGAACTTCGGTATTTGCGGGCAATACGGCAGTGTTGGCGGCTGCGCGGGGCGCAATCACCATTGGAGCATCCGCCGCAGTTTCTTGCGCGATGGCGGTGGCGGATGTGCAAAGCGAGAATACCGCCAATATTGCGGCAATGTTTGATTGAACCATGACCCTGTTCCCCCTGTGGATGGCGGAAACTGATACTTCGCCCAGCTCAAGTCAACCGGGAACGTGGATCCGGACGCTTGGGTAATTGGTCCATAATGGTAACGTTGATGATGCCGCGTTCCTTGGGATAGTCATAGCCCTGCAGCGCGCGGACGATGATCCATGCGACACTGTTTCTCTCAGCCTGATAGCTCAGCTGTTCGATGCGATCGGGGTCATAGGTGATGATGGCGAATCGGCGGCGGGACATGCGTCCCTGTTCTCACTGTGTTCTCATCGCGTCAACCTGCTGTGAGCTGTATCACATGCGAGAGCGCGCCTCCCCGTCATGCTCCTGCGGCTCATCTTTGAGCCAGCATTGCATTCGCGACCCCGGTGCCGTGCTGAGCCGGGGGGCGGGGTTCTTTCAGCGCACCGCCTCTCGGCAAAATTCAGCGCCAGCGCCAGCGATCAGTGTGTCAGCTTTTGTGTCAATCCTGTGCCACAATTTGCCAGCCGTTGCCGCTGTGTTCCGTTTCCGTTGACACCGGCCCTGCTCGCGCCTACCCGAAAACCACGGCTTTCCGCCGCTTCCCATGCGCGCGCCCTTAGCTCAGCTGGATAGAGCACGAGACTTCTAATCTCGGGTGCTGACCCTCCAAAAATCGTCGAAACCGGTGCGGTAAAAGTGCGGTGTGCCTTGCCGTGTGTGCCGTGTTTGTTTTTGATGTGTTCCGGTTTTGATCGATTGCCTTGCGCAGAAAAACGGCGAAATTGCGTACTCGGCAAGCGTTGGTAAGGCTGAGGTCGGGAGTTCAATCCTCCCCAGCAGCACCATTTCGCATCCCCGGATTTCAGCCGTTTTTCGCTGATGCGATCGACACGACGTTGTCGGCCTGTGCGGTAACGGTGCGGTAAGCGCCGGGAACGATCGCCTCGATCTCTGCTATGATCTGCTCGGTCACTGCCAGCACGCGGCCCAGATTTGCTGGGTCCGGCACAGCATAGACATCGCTGATATCGTGCTTGGCGTGGCCGAGCATCATCTGCCCCTGCACCCAGTGTTCTTCGCCCAGGCGCTTCCGGCCTTCGGTGGCCATTGATCTGCGGATAAGCTTGGGTCCAGCGCTACCATCCCGAGGCAGACCTATGTCGGCGCACATCGTTTCCCATGCTGAGCGGATCGACGCATGCGGGATGTAGGGATCGCCCATGCCCTCCAGCACCGCACCAAACTGAGCGGCGACTGGGATGGTCGGTCGATATTTCTTTGTCTGCCTGCGGCCCTTGGGGTTCAGTGGCAGCACGCGCGCGGCGGGAATATACTGGCTGGGCCGCAGGTCCATGATCGCATCCGGTCTGGCCCATGTCGCCACTGCGGCGCGGAGAAATAGCAGCAGTGACCTGCGGCGCTTGTCGGCCAGCGCATATTGGAACATGCGCGCCATGGTCGCCACGTCAGCGCGGTAGGTTGGCGATTCGCTGAGATCCTTGCCTTGCTGGTACTTGAAGTTCGGACGCATCGGCTGTGTCGCATTGATGGCGGCCGACAGCTGCATGAGGCTTTGTTCCACCGTGGCGGGTGACCGGTACTGTGGCTTGCGGCTCTTGCCCCGATAATACGGGTCCTTCGCCAGCCATTTGCGATAGCGGTTTGCCCAGGCGTCATCGATGGCGGCGCAGGTGATCGATGGATCGGTGGCGGCAATGTAGCGGATGACATGGTTCAGCCGGTCGCGGATGCTGCCGATCGAGGCGCGGTCCTGCACCAACACCAGGTAATCGGCGATGGCCGATGTTACCAGCTGGTCGCCATGATTGTCATAGGGTCGCCTGCATGTCGGGCAGACGCGCTCGCCGATGGATTCGAGGTAGAGGCGGTCTAGTTCAATTCGCCCTTGCCCAACATCTGCAGTGCCCGCGCTAATTCCTCGCTCGCGCTTGCGCTGTTCGTCATACCAGACGATCTGGAGGAACCGCCCTGGTCGCGGGTAGAGGCGATAGGGCCCGCGCTGATAGAGCGGCTTCGGGCGTTTCGTGCTCGGCATTGGTCCCTCTGATACTGTGCCGCATAGGCGCGCAGCACTTCATAGGCGCCCGAGACCACCAGCAAGTCAAGGTCATCGGCCGTCAGGTTCATGCCCTTGCCCTGTTCGATGCGACGCGAAAGGCGGCGGTCAAGGTCGGCGGGGGTGGTCACGCTGTGTTCCTCTCGATCGACAGCGGCTTGCTATCGGGGCCTTTCGGTTGGTGGCGCGCGCTCTGCAAAACCAGCAGATGCTTTTGCCGCGCGATCACCCAGGGGAATTGCTGGCAGGCATAATCGAACGCCTCCTGTGCTTCTGGCCAACCAAAGCCTCGCACATAAAACCCAGAGTTCGACGCGCCGCGCGTATCAGCCGATCGGTCCCACCAGTAAAAGGCATACCAGAAAGCCATTTCCAGAGTGCCGCCGCAGGTCCAGTAAACCTTGCCGTCATAGACATCAGGCCGCTCGCCATTCTTGAGCAGGCCACCGTCCATGAGATGCAGGCTCCAAGGTGTGCGCGGCAGGTCCCTTTCCCGAACTCCGCCTGCCCCATGCAGGAAATGGCCGAGACTGTGCCGACCGCAGCCGAAATAGAGCGCGCATCTGCCCTCGGCCTGCCCGCGCTCAATAGCTGCCTCAAGCCTGCCCAACTGTGGCTTATGCTGTTCGGTCACGCGACTTTCCTTTCGATCGGCAGCGGCTTGCCGTCGGGGCCGAACATGTCAGCGAGCAGGCTGGGCTGGGCTTGCGGCAAACGGGCGGCTGGCTGCATGGGGGTGTGCGCTGGCGCAACTGCGGGGCGCTGGGCGGCGAAGGCCTGGCGCAGGGCGTGCAGGCGGTGCAGGTCGCGCAGCGCGCAGGTGAGGCCGACATAGCGTTCGCCCAGGTCGGCGCGGCTGTCGCGCTCGATCTTGCCTGCGAGCGTGTCGCGAGCGCGGGTCAGCTCTGCGATGGTGTCATCCAGCGGGCAGAGATGATCGGCGCGGGACTGGCGATCGCGCGGGCTGGTGCCGTGATCGGGCTGGCCTGCAATCCATGCCTCTGCCGCCGCCCATGGCATCAGCGCGCGATTGGCCGAGGCAGCATTGACCCTGCCCTGCCGGATCGCCTGCTGCGCCATGGCAATGCGGCGGTCTAGTTCGCGGGTGATGAAGGGGCGCTCAGGCATGGCTGGTGCGCTCCCCGGTTGCGATGCGCTCGGCCATCGTTTCGATGAACACCGCCGTGTCGCGATTGTTACGGCCGTGCAGCATGCCAATGCCAAGGCACAGGCTCTCAAGGATCACCCACTGTTCCGCCTCATTGTCGGTCGCGTCTGCGATCAGCTTTAGGGCTGGCCGCAGGATAGCGTTGTGGGCAGCAGTTGCGCGGTCAACCATCGGCCTGCACCTGCGGTATGGCATCGTGCGTCACGCCGTCGAGCAGACGGCCTGCGCGCTTCTTGCCGATGCGGTAAAGGTCAGGCTCATCGTCGCAGTGGCCATCAACCTCTGACCAGCATTCCTGCCAGCGGCCATCCCAGTATTCGAGGCCCTTTGCCCTGCGTTCGGGATTGAGAAATTCACCAGCAATCTCGCCAGGCGCGAACTCTCCCCACTGCTTGAAAAAGAACGGGACGCTGGCATCGGCGCACTTGTCGCGCAGGGAGCGGGCCCAGTCGGGGTGCATCGGGCGCGCGCCAGGGCCGCTTTCGCCGCCGACGATGACCCAGTCGATCGTCGGATCGAACGCCCACTGGCCGTCATCCGATGGGATCGAGTAGCGCCACGGTGCATCGCTGGGGCAATTCTCGCAACGATACTCAGGCTCGCCGCCGCAACAGGCACCCGTCGGGTCGAAGTAGGCAAGCAAATCCACCGGCCCCAGCAGCGGTTCGCAGGAGAGGAAGCGCGCGGCCGCCGGGGTGGCGAGCAGATCGGGGATGCGTTCGTCGGCGCGCTTCTGGTCCTCGACCGACACGCCCAGCCAGACGTTGGGGAGGGGGGTGAGGTCGAACGATGTCATCGCACCCACAGCCTCAAATGCAGGCCCGGAATGGTATTGATCACGCCTCAATTCGGCGATGGCCTCAAAGATCGGGCCTCGACGAGTGTTGTCGGTCAGATACGCCCGCATCCGCGCCGAGCGCTTGGTCAGAACCTGAAAGGTGTGCTGCGGGCAAAGCGCCATCACCGCGAAGACGCGGTCGATCACCTCGTCGGGCACCGATTCATGGAACAGGTCCGACATGCTGTTGACGAAGTACATGGTCGGCTTGCGGCGGCGCAGCGGCTCGATCATCGCCTTTTCGTTCACCGCGACCTTGCCGGTCCAGACCGGGCCTGCCTTGCTGGGCTGGGTGAGCCCGGCATAGGTTGGCGCGGTCGCCTCTATCCGCGCCAGTCGGGCGGCGGTGCGCATGGCATAGCAGTTGGTGCAGCCGGGCGAGAGCACGCTGCATCCGGCGATGGGGTTCCACGTCGCTTCGGTCCATTCGATGCTGGTCATTCGCCCTGCTCCGCTGGGTTGAAGAAGTCCAGCGGCAGCAGCTCCAGTTCGAGCGCGCGGCACAGGAAGGCGCGATAGGCCTGTTCCGGTGACAGGCATTCGAGCACGATGTCTGCCGGTTCAACGGTGCCGACCCATTTCCATTCGTCGCGGTTGTGCATCAGCTGCCGCTGCTCGGTTGCCAGCATCACACGATCGATCTGCTTGATCTCGGGCGGCAGGCTGATGAAACCGAACTGCGCGAAGAGAACGGCTTCCACCCGTGCCTCGATCGCCTGATAATCGGGCAGCATTTCCTTCAAGGGCTTTGGAATGTCGCCGATGAAAGCCTCTGCTGCATCGTGCAGCAGCCCGTGAACGGCCAGATGCGCAGGCACGAGGCGAGACACCCAGACCGAATGTTCGGCGACCGAATAGAAGGGGCGACACTGCCCGCCGAAGCGGCATGTGTTCGCCAGACCGCGCGCTATGGCGTTGAGCGTGATGACGGCGGGATCGGGCGCATTGAAATCGAAATAGCGTCCATCGGCGGTCAGGATGGTGGTGGCACAGTCGCTGGTCATGCCCGTGCCCTCCGGGGTTCGGGGATCCAGCGCTTGCGGGTGCCGTCGGGCTGGATGATCGACCAGTCACCTTCGCGCTGGCGGGTCATGCCGGTGTTCATCACGATCACCGGGCCGCAGGTGGCGGGCTGGTGCGCGGGGCGGTAGCGGGAGCGGGGCATCACTGGCGTCCTTCCGGTTGCTGATAGCCGAGCCGGTCGAGATCGGCCTGGGCGGATTTGATGCAGGCGTCGACCGTGCGGGTGCGCGGGTGCCGTTGCAGGGGGTTGTCCATCTGCAGCTCGACGCGCGGGTCATCGCCGTCGCACGGATCGAACTGGTTGTGCGGGATGAAGCCGCCGGGCATGGACGCGGGCATCATGCGCCCGCCCCCGGCAGCAGCGCCCAGCGCAGCAGGTTGAACAGCGCGATCAGCGCCAGCGCCTTGACCACGAACACGCGCAGCGCATCGCCGGCATCGGCCAGCCAGCCCTGCACATCGGCCAGGGCGGCGGTGATTTCGAGATAGCGGGCGCGGGTCATGCTGCTGACCCCAGGGCGTCGACCACGAATTGCCAGAGACGTTCCGGCGGGAGCTGAAACCGATCAAAGTCCTGATCGAACTTGGCATAGCGATGGATAACCGTGCTGGCATGAACTGTGCCCTCGGTCAGTTTTTCCATCAGTGTGACGACAATGCCGTCGTTCGGCGTATCGTGATAGGCCAGCTCGGGCATGACATAGCTTTCGCCCTCGCGGTAATGCTCGACACCAAGCCGATGCAGATGGCAGTGCGCAACTTCGCGCGACAAGCGCCCGCCCTTGTCAGAGCGCGGCCCATTGTGGCTAATCAGCCGATGCTCGGCATCGTCATCCGCGTGCGCAATCTCCACGTTCCAGCGGCAATTGACCTGTTCGCCGACCAGCACGGTGCTGCGGAAGCTGAAGCGGTGGTTGTGCACCGCGCTATGCTCGTAGCAGGCGCGGCGCGGCAGATCGGGATGCCAGACGTGCAGGCGACGATTGGCGGGCAGCTTCACCTGAATGAAGCCTAGGCCATGCAGCGAGATCGTTTCCGCCGTGGGTGTGAAATCCATCATCATGCCGCAGCCCTCCGGTTGTACCGGCGCTTGGGCGGCCAGCTTTCGCACAGGGTGGCGGGGGCGAGGCGGCGGGTGCCGCTGGCCTGGCCGTGGCGCGGGCTGTCGCCGGTGACGGTGACCGTGCCATCGTCATTCGCGCTGATGATGCGGACCTGGTTGCCGGTCTTGCGTTCGAAACCGAAGCTGCCGGGGTGCGGGAACTGGGCTGGTGCCTTGAGCATGTACGCCTCCTTTGATGGAGGCTATGTGTTCGCACATTCCAAACTAAAATTCAAGCGACAAGTTTGCATTGTGCGAACATCGAGCGGCGGCGCGCAGCTGTCAGCGCCGCGACTCGGACGGTAAAACAAAACTGTGAGTGTAGGAAAATGGAAAGTTATCTGGCGACCAGCGGGGTCTGTCTATTTCCGCGGCGCGCATTTGGCGAGCGCTTTCGGGCCGCCCCATGAGATGACCCGCAGGTCCGGACCTGTCTGCAGCAGGTCGATCCTGGCGACGCTGATGCCGTTGATGTCGGTATAGATGATTGTGGTCTGGCCAGGGCGATCGGCCTGCTTGTGCACCCGAGGCAGGGTGAAGCCGTCGATATCGATGATGCACCGCTCTGCATCGTGGATGTTGGCCGACGAGACATAGTCTTCGCTGGGCGCGCGGGATTCGAACTTGGATATCGGTCCGGCCATCAGGAGAAGCAGCGTTTCCAGCATGGCCGCAACCTATCAGCCGGTGGTGCCGTCGCGCAAGGGCTCAAGATCGGCAGGCATGGGCCGGAAGGGCAGGGTCGTTTCCGCCGCCGCCTGAAGCCCTGCGACCATGCGCCTGGTGCGCATCGCATCATCAGGATGCATCAGCAGCTCGTGCGGCGAGCAATTCAGTGCGATCGCCGCTTCCTTCAGGATGATCGAGCTGAAATCCTGCTTGTCGTTGTAGAGCTGGCTCATCTTGGCCTTGGACCAGCCTGTGCGGTCCATCATGTCTGTCTGGCTCTCAATCCCCATGGTGCGCATCCATTCGCGCAGAAACCATATCGGTCGTTCTTTGGGGATGCCGCGTCTTGCCATGTTTGCATTGTACGAACAGGCGCGGCGCGTGTCGGCATGCACATTCCGAAATTTTGATCTTGCCTGAAAGTTTAGATTGTGCGAACTGTTTGGCATGACCGAACAGACAACCATCGCATCGTTGCGGGCCGAGCTGGGCATGACGCTGGAGGAATTTGGCGCTGCTGTGGGCATTTCGAGCAAGGGTCAGATGAGCCAGATCGAGCGCGGGCTCGTCGACTGCTCGCTGACAACGGCGCTGAATATCGAGCAATTCTCTAGCGGGCGGATCGATGCCGCAACGCTCAGCCGGGATGTTCGCATGGCTCGGGCCTCCTGTGCCGGTGGATGCAGCGTAGATACATCCCAGGCGAATGAACCGTCACCGGGAAGCTGCGAGGCGATTTCCCCGGAATATCGGGAGGTTAATGGTTCGGGCGCTGCTGCTGGCGCTGGGGCCGAAGGGGTGGCGGCGGCGATCACCAATCGCGCCACCCCGGAGGCGGCACGATGACGCTGGCGCTGTGGCAGCAGCGGCTGAAGGCCGCCAGCAAGGACCTGGTCGGCGCCGCGCACGGGATCGAGGCGGCGGCGGACATTGTTGGCAAAGGCAAGAGCGCGGTCGGGCGCTGGGTCAACATCAACGATGAAGACTATTCGATGCCGATCGAAGCGGTGGTGGCGCTGGAGCGGGTGACGCACGGAACCGCCGGCGCGCCGCAGGTCACGCGCGAGCTTTGTCGTCTGGCGGGGGGTGTGTTCGTGCCGCTGCCCGATGCCAGCGGGACCGACGGCGAGTTGCGCGCGGGCGTCATGCACCTTTCTGCCGAACTGGGCGATGTGGCGCGGGAGATCGACCGCGCGCTGGGCGACGGGCGCGTATCGACGCGTGAGGAGAGCGCTATCCACCGGCAGATCGACGAACTGATCGGCAAGGCGGTGGAGCTGAAACAGGCAGTGACGCTAATGGTTGACCGTGACGGTAAGGGCGCGGGCGCATGATGGCGGGCATCGTTATCGGGCTGGCGCTGGGCTGGCTGGTCGCGGGCATGGTCGTGCTGTCGACCGCCTTTCGATCCGAGTTAGCGGGCGAGCCGATCCGTGCAAGCGACATCCCCGTGATCGTTGGCGGCTTAGTGCTGTGGCCTTATCTGTTGTTTGCCGAAGAGGGCGACGATGCCTGAGCGCGCGCCTGCACCCGAGCCGCGGTTTATCCTAGGGCCGCTGACGCTTTATGCCGAGATCGGCGTGATGGAAGCGTGGCTGGAGGCATCCGCGCCGGGCGACGAGCTGCGCTATGCCACCGGCCCGGCGCTGGGGCGCGATGCGCCTGCCGGGCTGCTGGCGCGGCAATGGGCTGACGAGGGCGAGGTGGTGCTGTTTCAGCGCAGGCCCGGTGCGGGCAAGCCGCTGGAATATGTGGCGCGGCGCAAGGAACCGCCGGTGAAGCCGCGCAGCAGTGCCGGCGGCGTGTTCGGTACCGCCCGCCGGCGGCAGGCGCGGCCTGCGCAGGCGGTGCCGGGGGATTTCGACGCGAGCGACGAGGGCCGCATGCTGGCCGTGCTGACCCGCGCGGCGGACGCGGGCGCGCCGTGCCCGAGCAATATCGAACTGGCGCGCACGCTGGACCTGAAGAGCCGGGACCGGGCGCAATATCTGATCAACCGGCTGTGCCGTGCCTGCCTGATCCGTGTGGCATCGGCCAGCAGCTTCGACGGGCGCGTGGTGACGATCGCGGCGACGGGGCGGAAGACGGGTGCGAGAGAGAGGGCACGGGCATGAAGCGCAGGGGTATGCAGGTGCGCAATCCGGAGATGTTTGCATCGCATGGCGAGGCAGCGGCCTTCATGGATGAGGCCGATGCCTGGTTGCGGCGCACCGACACGGCCTGGTCGCACCTTTGCCGGATGGCGCAGGTGCAGGCATCGGTGCGATCATCCGTGCGCACGATCGGCAACGGCATGCTGCGCAAGTCGATCGAGGATCTGCGCACAGCGATGCAGCGGCATCCCGATGGCATCACGCCGGAGGATGTGGGGGTGAGCCGGGCGCTGCTGCCCTGGCACGAGACGCTGGCCTTTGCCGAGGAACTGAAGCGCTGGCTGGCGCAGACGGACACCGCGCCATGGCGTCTTGCCGAGGCATCTGGCCGCACCGGCGCGCATCTGGTGCGCTGGATCGCCGACCCGCGCCCGATCAGCCCGCGCGTGGCGGCGCGGATCCGCGACGTGATGGCCGCAAACCCGCAAGGGATGGGCAGCCCGGTGCAGGAACGCACCTTGCGCACCGCGCCCCCGCCGCCGCCGCCGCCGCTGATCGACCCGCTTGCCGAACGGCGCGGCGAGGCAGAGCGGCAGCGCCAGGCATGGATCGCGCGGCAGGCGGCAGAGCATCAACGCAAATATGGCCGCCCGCTGGGCCGCCCGATCGAGGAGATGGCAGCGTGAGTGGCAGCGGGATGATTGCGGCGCGGCCCGAGGGGCTGGCGGTGGATATGCCGGGCGAGCCCGAGGGCTGTGCTTCGGGATGGGGCACCGGCGTGCGTCTGATCGACGATGATGGCATGCAGCAGGCGCTGGCCGTGCAGGCGCGGCTGCATGCCCTGGGCATCATCATGCTGGCCGCCGCGAAGTGCACCGAAGTGCAGGCGCTGGCGGATTGCGGGCGCATCGATCGTGACGGGGCCGACCTGTTCAACCGCCGATATTCGGAAAGCATCTGCGAGATCGTGGCCGAGCTGGTGCCGGTTTTGCGTGAACGGAGCAATTGACATGGCGCGTGGTGAGAACATGGCAGCGGCGACCGTCAGCCTGCCGAGCGGGTCGCTGAAGGCGGCGCTGAAATCGGTGATTTCGGTGGTGGAGGCGCGCAACACCATCCCCATTCTGGCCAACGTGCTGGTGCAGGTGACGGCAGAGCATCTGACCGTGACGGCGACCGACCTGGACATCGAGCTGACGCGGCAGGTGCCGGTAGCGCAGGCATCCGGCAGCTGGGCGACCACGGTGCTGGGCCGGGTGTTCGCCGGTGCGGTCGACAAGCTGCCCAAGGACAGCGAGGTCACGTTGCAGCTGGAAGACGGGCGCTTGACGATGCGGTGCGGGCGGGCGCGCTTTGTGCTGCCGACGCTGCCGGTCGACGACTTTCCGCACATCGCGTGTGGCGACTGGACGGCGCAGTGGGTGATGGAAGGGGCGGTGCTGGCCGAGGCTCTGGCGCATGCGCGCCCGGCGATGTCGGCTGAAGAGACGCGCTATTATCTGAACGGGGTGCAGTTCGAGCAGCGGCCCGACGAGGTGGGCGCAGGCGCGCTGTTCGTGGTCGCCACGGATGGCCACCGGCTGCACCATGTGTGCCTGCCCGCGCCCGATGGCAGTTCGCCGCTGGCCGACAGCATCGTGCCGCGCAAGGCGGTGCCGATCATCCAGACGCTGTGCGCGGAATCGCGGGTCGATGTGGCGTTCACGACGGGCAAGATGCGGATCGAGGCCGGTGAGACGGTGCTGGTTTCCAAGCTGATCGACGGGAGCTTTCCCGACTGGCGGCGGGTGCTGCCCGCCGGTGCCGCGAATTCGTGCCGGTTCGATCCGCGCGCGCTGGAAGATGCGCTGGGCCGGGTGGCGGCGATCAGCACCGAGAAGACGCGCCTGGTGCGCCTGGACATTGGCGGCGGTGCGATCGAGCTGACCTGCAGTTGCGCGGAAACGGGCACGGCCAGCGAGACGATCGAGGCGGTATGCGAAGGCGAGCCGGTGACCATCGGTTTCAACGGGCGGTTTCTGGCCGATGTGCTGGCGCAGCTGCCCGGCGATGCCGCGACGGTGACGTTCAGCGACGGCAGCGGGCCGACAGGGTGGAGCAAGGGTGACGGCAGCGACCGCGCCTGTGTGCTGATGCCGATGCGGGTTTGAGCGGCGGTGGCCAGCAAGGACGAACGCGACATGGATGCGCTGGCCGATCTGGTGGCGCGGCATGGCAGCATCGCCCGCGCGGCCCGAACACTGAAGATGAGCATTTATCGGGCGGAATCGCTCTGGGCGCAGATCTGCGCGGGATTGGGATGGCAGGCGGGATGACTGTTCAGATGATCATCGGTGATGCGCTGACCGTTCTTCGCGGCCTCCCTGACGAAAGCGCTGACTGCTGCGTCACCAGCCCGCCCTATTGGGGGCTGCGCGATTATGGTGTGGCAGGCCAGCTGGGGCTCGAGCCTACGTTGGGCGAGCATATCGCGGCGCTGGTCGCGCTGTTCGAGGAAGTGCGGCGCATCCTGAAACCGCACGGCACCTTCTGGCTGAATTATGGCGATTGCTATGCAACTGCGCCGAACGGCCGCAGCGCTGCCGATACCAAGGCGGCGGGGACCGACGACCGCACGTTCAGAGACAAGCCGTTCAGCACGATCGAAGGCACATTGAAGCCGAAAGACCTGTGCATGATCCCGAACCGCCTGGCGATTGCGCTGCAGGATGCGGGATGGTGGGTGCGCAGCGAGATTGTGTGGCGCAAGACCAACCCGATGCCCGACAGCAGCGGTGCCTATCGGCCCAGCAGTGCGCACGAAAAGATTTTCATGTTGACCAAGAGCGGCGATGCGCCGGTCTTCCGCGCGCGCGATACCGGCGAAATCCGGTTCGATCCGGACCTGAGCGAAACCTGCGCGCTGATCACCGATGCGGCGCGCAAGGGCCCGCGGTGGATCAGGCTGGGGGCTTATTGGGATGCCGAGACCGTGCGGGTGCGGATGGCCGATGCCAGTGTGTCGCGGCTTTCGCAGGATGTTGACGGCCAGAAGGGCAGTGATCGGGCCAATGCTGGCGGCAAGACCAACGGGCCGATGAAGGCTGTTGGCGGCAGGCGGGCAGAAAAGCAGCGCGGGCATTCACGTCGGCATCAGGGTTTCAACGATCGCTGGGATGGTATGGACCGTGCCGAGCAGATGGCCAATGGCCGGCTGCTGCGCAATGCCGAGGGGGACATGACCGGCTTTGTCGAGCATCTGGGGCCGGATGTCTGGGATATCGCCACGGCGGCTTATCACGACGCCCATTTCGCGACCTTCCCGCCCGATATGGTGGTGCCCTGCATCCTGGGCGGATGCCCGAGGGGTGGCACGGTGCTCGATCCTTTTGGCGGCAGCGGAACCACCGGGCTGGTCGCGCAGGCGCTGGGCCGCGACGCCATCCTGATCGAGCTGAACCCTGAATATGCTGCAATGGCCGAGCGGCGGTTAAAGATTGGTGCGCTTCGTCCTGCGGGCCGCCGGGTGGCAGTACTGCCAGGCCAGATCGGTCTGTTTGACGGGGTGCCAGCATGAAGCAGCCCCCTTCCCGCTTTACCTGTGGCCGCTGCAAGTCGCACACCAACCAGCCGTTGACGCGGTGGCACGAGCTTTTCGTCTGCCCGAGCTGCATCGACGATCTGCTGGACGAGGAAGAGTGATGGCGATCGATCGCTTTGCGCCCGACAATCTGGGGTTGCGCGCGCAGATGCTGCTGGCGGCCAATGGCTTGCGATTTTCTGCTGTCGCCTTTCTGCGCGATGAGGGGGTGCCTGCGCGGTGGCTGGCCGAGGCGTGCGGTGCAGGCGAGATCGGGCGGGCGCGGGTGACTTATTCGCGCGACCGCGACCTGTTCGAGCTGGCCGAGGCGGCGGGCGAGACGGCGATCATCCTGCCGGTGACCGAAGACGGGATCGTGACCGACCTGGTCGCGTTCGATCCGCGCCAGCCCGATGGCTGGGCGCTGCGCTGCGGCAACGGCCTGATGCTGGGGTGGGACCTGTGGCATGCCAATGCGCATGCCCCGGTGACCGGCGGCGGGTGGGCCGAGGACCCGGCAGTGAAGCTGTATGCCAACCCGCTGCAATGGCTGCGCGGCGGCGGCGACGGGCTGTGCCTGCTGGTCTGGACGCCCGCGACCATGGCGATGCTGCGCGCGCTGGGGCCGAACCGGATGATCGTGTGCGAAGACGAGCGCTTTGCGGCGGTGGTGGAAGAGAAAATGGCCGAGCGGCAGGGTCTGCCGGCGGTGCGGGTGAGCTTGCCCGAGATGACATTGGAGGCGGCGGAATGACACGCGATGACAGCGACGATGACATGCTCGGGTGGGATTCTGGCTATTCACTTGGCGTGAAGATTGTCGAGATGTGCGATCGCGTCAAAGTTGCGCACAGCTACATGCCCGGTGCTGTGGCGAAAACCGCTATCGATGTCGACGGCGTGCGCTTTGAGGTCGAAGTCAGGGTCGCAGCTTCAGCAGCATCTATCGTGAGCGAGGCCGACTGACCCATGCCCCGCAATCCTGCAGCAGAATCATCCGGTCGCAAGACGCGGTCCGGCAAGGGTGGCGGCGCCGCTGCATCCGGCGTGTCGCCAACCCCCGCGCCCCCCCTGGGCGATGCCGCCGAGAATGGAGGCGATGGAAGGAAGCCGCCGGTCGGGCGCATTGTCACGCCTGCGGACCCGAACAAGGACCGCGCCTGCGCGTTCCTGGCGCGTACCGACCTGGGCAATGCCGAACGGTTTGCGCTGCGCTTTGGCGATTCCTTCCGCTTCTGTCAGGAAATCGGGTGGTTCGCCTGGGACGGCCGCCGGTGGCAGCTGCTGAGCGAGGAAAAGGACAAGACGCCGGCGCGGGTGATGCAGGCGGTGCATGCCACGGTGCGCGGCATCGGGCACGAGGCCGACCTGATCGCCGAGAGCGGCTTCAAGGTGCCGCCCGAGCCGCACTGGGACGCGTCGCAGATGCTGGCGCACGAGGCGCAGCAGCGTGACCGGCTCGACTTTCTGGTCGGCGAGGGCAAGAAGGCGGTGCCGTTCAGCGAACTGCTGCGCCGCTGGGCGAAATCGAGCGAGGATGGTGGGCGGATCAACAAGATCCCCGGCATCGTGAAGTCGCTTGCCGGGGTCGTGATCGCGCCGGGCGAGATGGACAGCGACCGCATGGCGATCAACTGCCTGAACGGCACGCTGCGCTTTGAGCGCAAGGCCGAGAAGCGATCGAGCGAAGAGGTCGCCGCGGGCAAGAGCGAGTGGCATACGGGGCCGTGGCGCGCCGTGCTGCATCCGCACCGTCGCGAGGACCTGATCACCAAGGTGACGCGGGTGGAATTCAACCCGCGCAAGCAGTGCGCGAAATGGTCGGCTTTCCTTGAGCGGGTGCAGCCTGACCCGGCGATGCGGCGGTTTCTGCTGCAATGGGGCGGGCTGTCGCTGACCGGCGATATCGGCGAGCAGAAGCTGGCGTTCTTCTGGGGCGGTGGTTCCAACGGCAAGGGCACCTGGGTGGAGACGGTGGCGCACATTGCGGGCGACTATGCCGGATCGACGCAGATCGAGACCTTCCTGGACCAGGGCGTGAAGAAGCGCGGCGACCAGGCCAGCCCCGACCTCGCGCGCCTGCCCGGCGTTCGCTTCCTGCGCGTATCGGAACCTTCCACGGGCGCGGTGCTGAACGAAGGGCTGGTGAAGATGGTGACGGGGGGCGATCCGGTCGACGCGCGGCACCTGAACAAGTCGTTCTTCACCTTCCTGCCCGAGTTCAAGATCACCATCAGCGGCAACAACAAGCCGAAGATCAAGGACAAGACCGACGGCATCTGGCGCCGCATGCAGATGGTGCCTTGGTCAGTGCAGATCCCGAAGGAAGAGCGCGACCGCACGCTGCCCGAGCAGCTGCGCGCCGAGGCTGACGGCATATTTGCCCAGCTGGTCACCGGCATTCTGGACTGGCTGCAGAACGGCCTGATCGAGCCCGACGAAGTGCGCATGGCGACCGATCGCTATCGCGGCGACGAGGACGATGTGGGCCGCTTCCTGGCCGATTGCTGCGAGGTGGGCGGCGACCCCAAGACGGTGCGCGTGCGATCGAGCGAGCTGCACCAGATGTACACCGCCTGGGCGAAACAGGCGGGCGGCTCCGAGATCGGCCTGAAGCGCATGAAGGTGGAGCTGGAGAACAAGGGCTTCGAGCAGGTGACCAGCAACGGGGTGTGGTGGACGCGCATCCGCGCGCTGGTCGATGTCGAGCAGATCGAGCGGGGCGCGTGGGGCCGTGATCCGGACGGCGAGCCTGACGCGCCTGCGGTGCCGCCTGGCGAGGCGATCGAGGGGTGGGATTGATGCGGTTGGCGGGGCCGTTGGGGCTTTCGCCCCTTGCTGTGCCTTCCATGCGGAGGGGTGCGTAAGGATGATATCTGCCGGGGTGGAGGGGAAGAAAGCGCGGATTTCTGCGGGAGACGTGCGCCTTTGGAAGGATGGAAGGTAGATCAGGGCAAGTCCCGCACATGTGCGCGCGCAGGAACGGCATATATGAGACTTAGTCCTGTTTCCCTTCCATCCTTCCATATCCTTCCGAGAGGAAGGTATTTAGAAGGGATAATCTCTTGAGCTTGCTTGGTTTTTCATGGTGTCGAGGGTCGGAAGCTTTCCTTCCGTCGATGCTTCCGGGGTGGTTTGGCGAAATGGAGGCTTCCGATGAAAGGTGACAGGTGGATCAGGGTCGAGTTCTGGGTGCTGATGGTGGGCTGGGCTGTCGCGGTGGTGGCCAGCGTTTGGGAGTGGTGGTGATGGTGGCTGACGATGTGCTGAGCTTTGACGAGGTCGAGGCGGCGTTGATGGATGCGATGGAGTATCTGGCGCGAATGCCCGATCGGGAGCGAGGGTGGCTTTCCGCTGCGCAGCGGTCCAGCATGCCCGAGATCATCCGGGCGACCTGGCTGGGCGATTATGGCGATGGCGAGGCCGTGCCGCGCGGTGGCGGGCTTTCGCGGGCCAACGTGGAACATGTCGAGCGGTGGCTGACCGGTGAGCGAGCGCTGGTGCTGTGTGTGCCTGCTGCGCATCGCAGGCTGGTCGGCCTGGTGCTGCGGCACAAGCGCGAGCACGAGGGCGGCGGCTTTGCCTGGAGCGATGTGTGGCGCGTGTTCGGCGACCGCGCGGTGACCAGCGACGCGCTGCGCAAGCGGTACGAGCGGTCGATCGGGATGGTGGCGCGGGCTGCGAATGGTCCCGCACGGCGCGCCGCGTGACGTGCCGTGCGGGTGGTGCTCAGATCAGCGCGGGCATTCCGGCAGGCTGAGCAGGTTGTTCGGCGGGAAGCGATCCGCTTCCGTCGCCAGATACTTGCGCTGGCTGATAGGGTGCTTGCGCACCACCAACCAGACAGTGCGTCCCGCCACGCTGGTATAGAACCGGTGGCGGTAGGCCTCGATCGCATCAATCACATTGTCGATGGTATCGCGCCAGGCGTGCGGGATATCCCCGCCAAGGCTATCGATGCGCCAATCGCGATCGGGGCCATCCCTGCGAATGCAGGTTACTCGGTAGTCGGACATGGCTGTACCTTTCATGCCATGGCCGATGGAGCGACTTGACCAAGCTAGCGGCGAGCCGCATAACCAGTTTGCACGTACTGTCGTTCCATCGGCGGTTGCAGCGACCGAGGCCTTTACCAGAGGTCTCGGTCGCCCTTTATGAGCGACGATCTCTCGCCACCCGCTACCTATAGTGCCGCGATTCGGTTTGCGCGCAAGCCGATAGAAACAAAAAATGTGGGGAAAGGCCTGTTGACTTTTGCCAAAGGTCAGCTTTTCCGGTTGAGCAACGTGTCAAGCGCTACTCACATTGCGCAGTGAAATATTGTTTGTCCGTTTGCGCAGTGAATGGGGTATCTATCGAGATGTGCTGGGGAAGTGCGCATTCGGCGGCGGGTGTGCGGTTCTGCTGGTACGCTTCCTCTCCTGACCTTTCAGCGGGCGGCGGGCTTTGGCCTTGCCGCCCGCTGGCGTTTTGGAGATGGCGAAGGGATTGAAGGCGTGGGCAGGCTGAAGGCGATGCCGAACCGGCTGACGGCCTCGCCGCCCAGGCTCAAGCCGATGCCCAAGGTGGCGGACAGCTTCTATACCTCGCCCGAGTGGCGCGACCTGCTGCGCGATATCAAGCGGCGGCGCGGCGCGTTCTGCTGCTGGTGCGGATCGGGCAAGCGGATCATCGGCGACCATATCGTCGAGATCAAGGATGGCGGCGAGAAGCTGGACGAACGCAACGTGCAGCTGCTGTGCCATGCGTGCCATCAGCGAAAGACCGCGCGCGAAAGGGCGAAGCGGGCCGTGGGGCGCGCGGGCTAACCCGGGGGGTGGTCGAAAGTCTACAGGGCTGGCGCGGCGGAAACCGCCGTTCCTCTCATTCGGAGATTTTTTTCTTGTGACTGGAATTTCGGACGACACGCCGGGCCTGTTTGGCTGGGTGCCAGCGCCGCCGCGTGGGCAAGGGCGTCCGGCCTTCCAATGGTCCCGAGAAAAGTCCAATAAAATCATGGTGTTGTTCGCAAGCGGTTATCGCGAGACCGAT